CTGGATTTGATACACAGATCAAAGCAGCACAAGCACAGTTTGCTCGTATGTTCCAAGAACTTGCTGCAATCTGCTTTGAAGCAGATGAGAAGATCTTTGGCGGAATCCCTAAGACTATTAAAGGAAGCGATGATGGAACACCTTATGTACTCAAGTACACCCCATCTCGTGATATCAAGGGTGAATATGGCGTAGATGTCCGTTACGGAATTATGTCCGGTATGGATCCTAACCGCGCCATTATTGCTTTGCTACAAATGCGTTCCGACAAACTCGTATCGCGTGACTATGTACGTCGTGAGATCCCTATGGATCTTAACGTTACACAGGAGGAACAACGTGTTGACATTGAAGAAATGCGCGATTCTCTTCGCGTTGCTGTTGCTCAGTATGCTCAGGCAATTCCGGCTCTCGCGGCGCAAGGCCAAGACCCTTCACAGATTATCGGGCGTATCGCATCTGTTATCCAAGGTCGCCAAAAGGGACAAGCGTTAGAGAACGTTATCGAAAAAGCATTTGCACCAGAACCAGCTCCAGCCCCAGAGATGCCACCAATGGCGCCAGGAATGGAACAACAGATTCCAGCAGCAGGTGCGGCCCCCGCCCCTGCCTCAGCGCAACCAACACAACCTCAAGGTGGTGCGGCCCCTGCTGCTGGTCAACGTCCAGATATAGCACAACTACTCGCTGGTATCACCGGCGCAGCATAAGTGAGGGAGGTGTAAATATGAATAAAGGATCACGCGCAGCAGCGCCAATGTCAAAGCCAGTTGAAGGCAAGAAGGATACCTCTAAGCCAGCAGGCGGTAAGGTAGTTCCATCAATGATGCCAGCAGGCCGTAAAGGTACAAAAGTAAAAAAGGGTTAATTATTATTTGGGAAGGTGTACTGGGTTATGGATGATTTTAATAAAATACCACGCCCAGTACACCGTTCTGACTTTTTAGTAATCCTTGCAGGTTTTTTTCATAACCTAATGCAAACATTTGAAACACTCAGTGCAGAACTATTTGAACTATCTATTTATCATTCAAACCGTAAGACCAAGACTTCTCAAGCGTGGGAAGATATGGCACAAGATTTAGAAACGTTAGGGGAAGACAAGTGACAACAGCACCAATGAATCCACTTGCTGGCCCTGCAGGTCCTGGAAAGTTCTCGACTCGTACTGATAATCTACAAATGGGTTCGATTGCCTATGGTGAAGGCGTAGAGACAGCCGCTATTAAGTCCGGCGCTCCGCTTGCTAAAACTGGCGACGTAAAAGGTATGCCATCTTCTGAGATACGTTCTGCAGCACAAGGACCAATAACTCCATTATATGCACCAACCGAACGTTCTGAAGAACCAATAACTACTGGAATTGATATGGGAGCAGGCGCAGGATCTGAAGTATTAGCACTTCGTAAGCCAGATGACACAAACTTTGTTGCCGCAATTTCTGCTTACAAACCAGTATTAAATTTTGTTGCAGATCAGCCAAATACATCTCCAGAAACACGTGCAGCTATTAGACAGTTATGGGATAGCCTGTGAGTCTATGGAACAGAATTGGTGATGTAGCCTCAACAGTAGGTAAAACAACAACAAGCACTATTGGCAATCTTGGCAAATGGGCTGGTGAAATTGCTGGAGGTGCTAAAGGATCTGCCCGTTTTGCTTGGGATGTTGGCACTGCACCTTGGAATGATGCTGAAGAATACAATGGTTTTATCCAACCCTTTAAGACTGCTTCAGAAAAATCAGGCGCAGATATAGTTAAACCTTTGGCATCTGCTGCTGGCGCTATTATGAAGGTGCCTGGTGTCCAACCGGCTCTTGAGAAAATTAGTTATATTAACCAAGAGTACATCCGTGAGCCACTTACAACTTTTTCTTTAGCAAGTGCTGAAATTAATAAAAGAGCTGTTGAGGGAACTGCACCAATTATCCCAGATCTTTTATTTTTCGATCCTGGTCTATGGAGTAAAGCATATAAAGGTGCTCAAGATATTTCACTTGGTCAGGCAGTTGTAGGCGCAACTAGATCTACCTACGATCCTAAGTTTAACATCTATGATCCTACCCAACGCGAAGCAGCATTTAAGAAAAGCGCTTGGGGTAAAAGTTTATCAGGTGGCGTAGATTTAGTAGCACAATTCTTTGGTGATGTAACTCTTGCCGCTGGTGTTGGAATTAAGGCTGTTAAGGCTAGTGAACTTGGTGTTGGTAAACTTACTAATGCTAATGTTGTAGCAAAAGCAGCAGAAGATATTACTAAAGCACAGTTTGGTGTAAATAACCGCTTTACTAAGGTGCTTGATGACTTTACTAAAAACGATTCTCTTTATGCTTTGAACCATCCTATGGTCAAGTCTTCTTCACAACCTGGACTACTAGCACACTTGCTAGGTGATTCTGTAGATCGTGACGAAACTGCTCTTATTCTGCGATCTGCTCTAGGTGATCCTAAAGCAATGGATGAATTAAAATTACAGCGTGCCTATATTACAGATGCTTTAGAGGCGGCACGTGGTGACTTGTCAGCAGTTGACGAATATAAGTTATTCGCCGCACCAGATGGAACTGGAATGATTCCATTCCTTAACGATAATCCTGATATTATAAAATCAGCACAAGATAACTATTCATCTTTAGCTGCATCTGATAAATACTTTTCTAAGTTAATGCAACTCGGTGAAGGCGGCGGTTCTCTTACTCGAACAACCGGTAAAGGTTTACAATCTGCGGAAGATTTTGTAGCCACATCTCGTGCCATTAAGTTTTATGACCAAGCAGTGGGCGCAGCAAAACTTGAGGTTTATCAACCAACTCCTTTTCACCGTCTTTACCAAAAGATTTCTTGGGCAGCAGGAGAGCGTCCATCAGGACTTGTAGATTTTAACGATCCAGATTCATATAGAGAAATCGTTGCATCGCTTGAACGTTTACGCCCAACTTCTGCTATTAAAGGAACTCCATCTACTCTAAAGAGAACTGGCCTTCTTTCTGATGAGCAGGCAAACGGACTTCTTAATAATTATATTGCAGCAGCAAATCCTGAACAAAGATTTATTGCTACTCAGAATATTGAAGAAACTGTAGTTAGAGCATTGGCTAAAAAGCATAATATTACCGAAGAAGCAATTAACGATATATATAATAACTATAAAGGCGCTCGAACATCTGCATTAAAGTCAGTTCAAGACCGCGGATATATGGTTGATACAGATGGTTCGATTATTAGAGTGCCACAACTTGAATCTCAGAGTGCTGACTTCCTACCTTTGATGGATTTTGATCTATTAGATAGAGTTCTAAAGCGTAATGCAACTACAATTAACGCAACTCTTGGTAGAGGAGTTGACACAGTATTTAATGTAGCAGACGTTACTCAGGATTTATTTAAGGCTGGAGCGCTACTTCGCCTTGGTTATACACAACGTAACGCTATTGATTCTCAGTTGCGTATTTTATCTGCTGTTGGGGCTATGGTATCTCTCCGCCATCTAGGTCCTGGCATTAAGAATATTGTTAATAATTCAGTACGCGCACCAGCGCGATTGGTTGACAAATACAATCCTCTTGGAACTAGTGCAACACTTGAAAAAGTGCAGAAGGCAAGCACTGGAGTTATCCGTGAACTTGAAGAATTAAAGGGCAAGATCGGCGCAGCAGAGGCAAAGTTGTCTCTTGACCCAGAAGATATAGATTTACTAGGTGAAGTAAACACTCTTAAACTTTTGCAAGAAGAAAAACTTGCTGTCTATGAAAATTATGCAAACGCTCTTAACAAATCAAAGAAGGCAAGACCAAAGGATCGTATTGGTACTGGAACATTTAAGGTAACAACATCTGATGGTCAAGTCTATGAAATGGATGACGCCTTTGGCGGCCCATTAGGTGATATGTTCCGTAAGATTGCATCATCTGGTAACTCGTTTGAGCGTATGGTTGATAGCAATACTGATATGTATGCACGTCAACTAGCATCAAAAGGTATCGGAGCAGTTCGTCCCACTGATCCGGCCTACTTTGACCAGTGGGCGCAAACTTTACGTCAGCAGTTTGGCAACTCAGCAGTTGTAAAGAAACTTGTTCGCGGTGAAACTATTGATGATATTGCCAAATGGTTAAAGACTTCTCCAGAAGGACGTGACTTACGTGGTCGTCTTTCTATTCCTTCAGATGAAGCCGCTGAGTACGTTACTAAAATTAGCAACTTCTTTGATACATATCTACCAGTATCATCAAACCTTAGAAGTAAATTAAATGACATAACTGCAGAAGATCTACGAGGTACTTTCAAAGACCCAACTGATTTGCCGGTTATTCACGGACATATCCTTGAGGAAACATTCTTTAACAAGTCTGACAATTATATAAAAAGGTTTATTAATGGTGCATTTAAGTTGCTTGCAACTTTGCCAGAAGATACGTTGGCACGCAATCCACTATATGTACATTTCTATCGCCAAGAGGCACGTCGCCGTATAGATGTTGTTGCAGGACTTAAAGGAGATAGAGTCTCTTTTGAAGATCAGCAGAAGATTATGGCTATGGCTCACAAGTCAGCGCTGCGTGAGATGAAAGGCGTACTTTTTAACATCGAACGCAAGAGTAATCTTGCTATGGTTATGAAGTATATTAACCCATTCTTCTCAGCACAAGAAAACTCTTACAAGACTTGGATGAAGTTTGCTGTAGCAAACCCTGCTATTGTTAACCGTGGCTATATGGTTTGGCAAGCCCCAAACAATGCAGGATGGGTAACAGATCAGGACGGCAATCCTGTACCTGCTGGTCAAACATCTGGTAATGATATTATGTGGTTTAGTCTTCCAAAAGGAGTCACACAAGCTATTCCTGGGTTAAGTTCACTTACTGAAATTGGTGTACCTAAAGCCTCGTTAGATATCATTTTCCAAGGCGGGTTAGATGCTTTGTATAACAAAGGCAATCCAAACGTATTCAGCGATATATTCCCAACCGGTCCTTATGTAGCAATTCCTGTTGCTGAGATTACTAAAAATCAGCCTGATGTTAGAGAATCTCTTAAATGGCTATTTCCATATGGATATCCAAAAGATGCTGCATCTGGTTTATTACCTGCTTGGGTACGAAGATTACAAACACGCTTTGACGGACAAGATGATCCGCAATTCGCTCGTACTTATCAGTTAATCTGGAATACAGAACAGATGAACGCAAAAAATAATGGTCTTGGTCCAGTCAGTCCAGATAAAGTCCTTAAAATGACAAAAGAATATTGGAATATGCGCGTTGCCGCTAACCTAATTATGCCTTTTGCTCCACGCTTTGATAGCCCTTATAAGTTTTATCTTGACAAGTCTCGTGAATACAAGCGTGTATATGGACTTGATGCAGATGCCAAATTCCTAAGTGACTTTCCAGAGTTTTTCTCATTTACGTCAAGTCTTTCAAAGAACCCAACTGGCGTTCAGTCATCTATTGCAGCTACTAAGAATATTAAAAAGTACGATAAACTTATTGGTGAAGTAGTTAATATTGATCCTAAGTTAGTTGGTCTTATTGTTAACGATCCTTCTGGATACGAGTTCTCTCAATCTGCATATGAATACCTTTATAAGAAGCGCGTATCAGCAGATGCTCCTGATAGATTCCTTTCATCTCAAAGCCCTGCTGAGGCACAGAAGAAAACTGATGCCGAAAAGGGCTGGATTCAATACAACCAATTTATGGATCTTATTGATAATGAAATGATAAGACGAGGCATTACATCCATTCAACAAAATGGAGCGCAAGATCTGGCTATTATTAAAAGCGCATTTATTAATAAACTTGCTGTACAGACAGATGCTGAAGGCAAACCTATATTTAATAAAAAGACGGGCGAATACGAACGTACCGCTTGGTATGACGACTATCTAGATTCAGATGGCTCCAAGACAAACCGCATTATTGCAGGTCTAGGAAAGATCCTTTCTGATCCTGATTTTATAGAAAATAACAAGAATAACACTACTTGGAAATCTATAAACCAGTACCTTGAGTTTAGAAAACTTGTTGCACAAGAACTCTTAAAAAGAGATGCCAAGTCAATCGAAGCAAAGTCAAATGCTGACTTGAAGATTATCTATGACGGAGTGGTTAACAAGTTGAAGCAAGATGACAAACTAGGCTTCTCCTATGTATATGAAAGATTCTTATCACAAGACCTTGTTGTGGATAAACAACTGACTCCGAAGGGGGCTAAGTAATGGCTGAAAAAGCAATAGATGCAGATACGCTGCGTTATCAAGCACAGATTCCTAAACCGGACGTCTCTGGTCAGTCACAATTTTCACAATTTGTTGGCCCTGAAATAATTGCCTTAGCGCAACAGGCACTAATAGCAAATGCGGCTGGCAAGTCTGAAGTAAAGCCACCTAAGTCTGGTGTATTCACACGTACTTACAACAGCAACAATATCCCTGCTGAGTCATCCATTAAGGATACAGTCAATAAGGTATTCCAAAAGTACTATGGTCGAGATGCTTTGGAGACAGAGTTCCAGACTTGGGTTCCAGCCCTTCAATCTAAGTACAAGTCTAAGTCCGGTGCATCAAAGAGCACAGTTAAAGAGACTTATAAAAACGGTCAGCTTGTAAGTACCGAATATCTTACTGCTGATAATGAAGATCCAAGCATATTCCTTGAAGAACAGATAAAGACTAAACTTGCAACTGGTACTCAGGATATTAATGCTCTTTCAATTCCTGAAGGTCCTTCTGGTAAGTACTTCGTAGCCTTAAAGAACTTAGCCGCTGATAATGGAGTTATGTTGTCTGACGGTGCCGCAGTATCATATTCTAATAAAATCGTTGCTGGCGTAATAGATGAAAACACAGCATTTAATACTATTCGAGAAAGCGCAGCAAATGCTTTCCCTTCACTATCAGATAAGATTAAGGCTGGTATTGACGTTAAGACTTTGGCGGATCCTTACATTCAGTCTATGAGTAACATCCTTGAAGTGCCAGATACTGCTATTGACCTCTTTGATTCTAAGATTCGTAACGCTATGGCGTTTACTTTGCCAGATGGCAAGGTTGGAACCAAGTCTATTTATGACTTTGAAAAAGAGTTAAGACAAGATCCACGCTGGCAGTACACAAACAAAGCACGGGAACAAGCAGCTAGCGTTGCTACAACTGTGCTACGCGACTTCGGATTTATGGGGTAAATGATGGCTGAGACAGAAGTACAAAAAGCAGCAAGAATAGAAAAACTAAAGCAACAAGAAACAGCCGCTGCTGCATTTGGAGCAGACCAGTTCAAACAAATTTATGATAAATCTGGAAACTTAGTAACTGTCAGTACTTCAGGCCCTAATGCCGGTAGAGACATATTAACTGGAGAAGTAGTTATTCAGGGAGAAGCCCCAACAACTACAACAGGTACAACTGGAACCACTGGAACTACGGGAACTACAGGTAACACAGTATTAACTGCAGAACAAATTGCAAAATTAGTTGAACAATATACAAAAGAATCTATTACTTCTATGACTGAAGCGCAGAAGACAGAGGACCGTCGTAGCGCTTTTAACATTCTTCGTATGGAGTTTGAACAATATGGCTTAGGATCTCTGGTAACAGATATCGAAGGCCTACTTATGAACAATACTCCACCATCTGAATTTGGCTTACGCCTTCGTGGAACAAAGGCATACCAAGATCGCTTTAAGGGTAATGAAGCACGTATTGCTGCAGGTCTTTCAGCACTTAGCCCTGCTGAGTATGTAGGGCTAGAAGATCAATACCAAACAATTATGCGTAATGCTGGACTTCCAGCATCTTATTACACTAAAGATAAAACTGGTAGACAACCAGGATTCGAGAAGTTTATTGCCGGAGATGTATCCGCATTAGAACTAGAGGATCGAATCTCTACAGCACAGAAGCGTGTTATTAACTCTAACCCAGAAGTTACTTCAGCACTCAAGCAGTTCTATCCTGATATCACAGATGGCGACATCTTGGCTTATACACTTGATCCATCAAAAGGACTTGAAGATATTAAGCGCAAGGTAACTCGCGCAGAAATTGGCGGCGCTGCATTGCAATCTGGACTTACAACTAATCTTGCTAGAGCAGAAGAACTTCAGAAGTATGGCGTAGATAAGGCTGCAGCTACTGCAGGCTATTCTACAATCGGTGCTGGATTACAGCGTGGTTCACAACTTGCTGCAATCTATGAAGAAAGTCCTTACACACAGGCAACAGCAGAAGAAGAAATATTTAATATTCCTGGCGCAGCAAAAGCACGTGAGAAGCGTCAGAAGATTACTGGACTTGAGAAGGCTGCCTTTGGTGGTCAGACTGGACTAACAGGCGGAGCATTAGCCCGCGACCGCGCAGGCGGTTACTAAACAATAGACCTACTTTAAGCCGACCGGACTTAAAGAGCGAAACCTAAAACCGGTAGTCAGAGCCATACCCAATCCCCATTGGAATATGAGGCTGGCGAAATCAACTAACTGATAGGGAGATGGACTATGTCCAATTACGAGTACGAGGATGAAGACGACGATATCACTACAAACGATTCGTCGAATGACCTTGTAAAGCAACTACGCAAGGCTTCAAAGCAAAAGGATAAAGAACTGCAAGAGCTTCGTGCTCAGTTTGAAAACCTAAGCAAAGGCCAACGCGAACGAGCAATTAAGGATGTCCTCGCAACTCGCGGGGTAAATAGCAAAATTGCTTCCTTTATTCCGCAGGACATTGACCCAACTGAAGAGTCACTGTCTAAATGGCTAGATGATTATGCCGATGTATTCGGTATTGATTCTGGCCAAACCCAGGCAACACCTAATGTAGATCCAGCTCAAGCGGCTGCGTATAAGAGAATGACTAACACTGCAGATGCTGGCGCTTCGCCAGAACATAACGCAGATATAATGCAAAAACTTCTCAACGCAAATAGCAAGGAAGAGTTGGATGAAGTCATTAGATTGTCTGGACTCTAATCCGATCCTAAACAAGAAAGGCTAGACCCAAATGGCTATCCCAACAGGTACCCCCACAACGTCTGGCACGCTCAGCTCACTCGTAACTACAGCATACGACCAGTATGTAAGAATGGCGCTTCGCTCCATTCCAGTTATGCGTTCACTAGCTGACGTTAAGCCAGTACAACAGGCAATGCCAGGATCATCAGTTGTTTTCTCAATCTACTCAGATTTAGCACAAGCTACTTCTACATTGACAGAAGCATCAGATGTATCAAGCATTGCACTAGGTAACCCAAACCAGGTTACAGTAACACTGAACGAATACGGCTCAGCAGTTACAACAACAAAGAAGTTAAACCTAACTTCATTCAACGATGTTGACGCAGCACTTGCTGACATCATCGCTTACAACGCAGCAGACTCAATTGATAACGTAGTAGGTCAGGTCCTGTCAGCAGGAACTGGCGTTCTATATTCAAACGGTCCATCAGGAACTACTCCAACTTCATCTGCAGGTGTTCT